GTTTTTAGAAGGGTTAGTTGGGTATTCTTTCTCTAAGTAGTTACCATCCATTCCTACAGCTTGGCTAACGAAGTTTTCCATTAATCCTACTGCCTCTTTCATCTTTCGAGGTCCGTCTGTTGGTCTAAACTCTTGCACTCTTTTTTGCATTGCTGCAAATTCAGCATCCTTAGGTATTCGTCTTTTAACTATAAAGTATTCTACTTTTATTTTATCTAACGGAATATTAAATTGCTTTGAGAAAAACTCTTTGTATAGCAGTAGCTGCGCTTTTTTCTTATCATCTGCCTTAGCCCATTTATTCCATCCTTTTGTAGATGTTTTAATATCTACGATTGTCCATTCGTCTACTCTCTCATCATAGAATACTAAATCTATAAAGCCTTTGAACATCACTCCTGGCCGTAACTCCTGGTATAGTAACGTCTCTATGCCTGCTAAATATACTCCCTTAGTAGTAAAGTACGCTCTTCTTTTTTTCTTAAGGAATTCAAAAATATGTTTTCCATCTAGCCAGAACATTTGTAGCTCTTCTAATGTCGATAAATGCTCACCATCGTTCTGTTTCTTACTAGATTGGTATTCTTTTATCATATTTTCGTATAATAAGGAATCTACATCCATCTCGTCAGCATCTTTAACCTTACCGTGGTAGAGGACTTCTAACCAGCTTTGCATTGTTTCGTGGAAGGCGGAGCCAAATACTGTATGTATACTAGGTGTGTAAGGAGCTAATCCTTTTATGTACCTATCTGCCCACTGCTTTTGACAAGTGGCGAAAATCGATAGCTGTGAATATGATATGTGTTTATTCTTTGCTCTATCTTCTTGGATGCTACTGTTCCAAACCTCTTTTACTATCTTCGGTGTTTTCTTCGGCATAACTTTTTTGATTTTTTATCTCTCTTTTTAAGTACCATAGAGCTTTTTCTAACTCTTGTACTATACTGTCTTTTTTCCCCGCTCTTGAGATATACTTAACTGTGTTCCCTAAATTAAAACCTAGTTCCCATGCTTCTATAACTTTTATTGCTTCATATGGATTATCTTTTCCTCCATAATGTGCAGGATGTGTAACATACTCGTATGGATTATATTTTGGCATATTATCAATAAGGTGTGGAGGATTGCTTGCTTTAGCGCCACAGCACTGTTCGTAAGGTAGTGTACAGTTACATGCTTTCATAAGTATTTATATTACTATCCTATTGTTGTTACTCTTTTCATAAACGTATTCAATGCATCTTTCATAGGAACTCCGTAATGCCTATTTTGATCTACTACTTGTTTTGCTCCTTCTATATTAGATATAAGCTCTCCTATCACATCTAGTTCTTCTTCAGAAACTCCTCTTGCTGATGCTATTGTGTCTAATACTCTTACCGCCGCATAAAGTTCTTCTTCTCCAAGATCGTAATCTGTAGCTATCCTTTTAATAATTGGTAGTCTCATTTATCCTATAATCAGGTCCTGACCTGTATTTATCTTATTAAGTAGTTTAATTCTATCTAGTGCATCTACTAGCATAAGTAATGCAGATTCAGCGTTTTGATAGAAATCATCTGTTGAATGGTCTCCTATACCGGCTGGTGATTCTGATAGTAAATTTAATGTAAGTTCTGCTTTTGCTTTATCTGCTACTGCGCTAGTCATTAGCATCTGCCATAAATGTGGTTTCATATAACTGTTTTAATTTGTTTTTATAAAGATAAGAAAAAGTACTAACCTATCCTACTACATATAGGTTTTTTTTGTACTACTAGTATCTTTCCGCTTGTACCTATCTGCGTGTGTTAGTGGAGTCGTAACTTCTTTTACTTTCTGGTAATGCTCTCCTGTGTTTCCGTTTTGTCCAATCGCTTTCATCCTCTCCTCGGTACCTTCTTCATCGTAAACTTCTGCTGCTTTCTTTAATGCTTCGTTTGGAGGAGACGGGTTTTCAGATGCTTTTACAATCGTAGAAATATCTCTAGGAGATAGGTCTAAAACTTTTTCTCCGTATAAGTTCTCTTCTTTTTTCGGGTATGCTTTCTCGAATGCGAAGTTAGCGGCTACTACTAATGATATAGCTAGAGGGTCGAATACAAATATTATAACAAGTAGCAGTATATTAATAATCTTATCCATAGGGGCTCCTGTTAGTCCAGAGATGTACTGCAGTGGTCCTAGTTCGCCTGCTACTTCGCTATCGTTATCTAAGTCTAGTATCTGTAGTTGGTATTTTTGAAGACTATCTGAAGCTCTTTCTCTTTTTACTTGAATAGCCTTTCTATTCTCTTCTTCAACTTCAATACGTTTTTGAGCAATCCGAAGTCCGGAAGTTGATACTGATTGTCTAAAGCCCCCAGCCACCGAGGTGTCTCGTATCTGGATTGATTGAGACCTAGTATCCGAAAGAGTGCTAATGTTATTAGATATTCTTTCAAGTTCTTTATCATATCGAATAACATCCTTTTCATAGAAACCTTTCTTTTGTGTTAGGAATTCAGTCTGGTTGTTTTTTATCTCCAGCCCTCTGTAAGTGTCTTGGTAAGCTGCGGATAGGAATCCGTAAATTCCCATTGATGTAATAACTACTAGCACAACTGCTGCTATTACTAAGTAAGCTCTTAGGTATTTGTTAATAGTATCCCAATACCTATAAAGTAATGATGCTATTACTAATTTAGCAACCTCTAAAGAGCCCGCCATTATCATAACTTCATACGATGCTCCGGCAAATAACTTACTTAATCCGCTTACTGAATAAAATGCAGCTGATACAGATACAGATAGTGCGGAGAGTGCAATTATAGTTGGAAGTATTCCTTTTTTAATATTTTCTATCATCTAAGTAGTAGTATTGCTGTTAGTACTACTCCTACTCCTGTACCTACTTTGTAGAAGAACGATTTTCTTTTTTCTGCTTTCAATTCTTTGTGTAGTTTTTTAGATAGTTCTGATGCTGTGCCTAGTTGTCCGGCTTGGAAAAGGTCGTTTTTTTCTAAGTTAACTACCTTCGTAGTTAGTATTTCAATCTCCTTAGTTCTTAACTCTGTCTTATTCTTTTCAAGTTCTAATAAACTATTAACTTGTATTAACTGTTCTTTTGCACCATCACCGTTAATAAGATCTTTTATCACTAACCTAACGATCGGTACTTTAATCGATACTATCGAGTCTTTTATAGTATCTTGCTGAGAAAAACTCTTCAAGCTCAGTAAAAGAGTAAGTGTCAATAGTATTAGCTTTTTCATCTGTCTTCCTTTTTATTTGTTTAATATTTCTCTGTACGTTACTTATGTCTGAATCTATATTCTCTATTTGGGAATGTAGTCCGGTCATTCTTTCGTCGAGTTGTATGTTAAGTTGCTTAACTGAATCTATCTTTACTTGTAGGTTTTCAATTTTAGCTTCATATGCTTTTACATCCGTACTAATACCATTGGTATTAAATAAACTGTATCCCATTAGTATGATAAGTACGTATATAAGTATTCTCTGTTCTATGCTCATAGTATATAATATATAAAATTTACCTTAGACAAGCAACTTTTATTACAAGTATCTAGATATCTCTAGACTCTATCAAGGTATATGTAAAGGAGTTACCGTATAAAGTTCTAGCTTTTTCTGCTAGTCCCATTAATAAGTTGAAGTCTGATTCTTTTGAAAGAACTTGACAGCCAGCTGACCACTTATCTATCTGAGTTGATCCGTTTATGAATGTACCTGCTCTGTGTATGTTAATTCCAAACATCCCTTCTTGGAGAGAGTATTCATCAAGATCATAATTATCGTCTCTATTACTATCTCTATATACCTCTACTGGAAGTCTTTGAGTAAGTGCCTCGTATTTACCTTGATGTAGTCCTATTTGATAAGTGCTCCTATACTGGTTAGGTTTTAATATTGCTACTCCGTCTGGGTTTAGTAAATTTTCTGAGTAGTATATACCTGGGTCTGTTGTAGCATCCCACTCTTCATACTTTAGTTCACCGTTTATTGAATATGAAACTGTTAATTTGTCGTCAAACTTATTAGTAATTTCCTGGTTAGTGTTTGAGTTTCTAACTCCAACTATATTTAGGTTATAGTCGCCGTTTTCAAACCATCTGTAGCCCTTACACAGTACTGCTTCTTCTATTTGCTTTCTTGTATACATTCTGTCTTACTAATCTTTTATTTATTCTTTTGAAATTTCAAATGGAATGTTGAATCTGATTTAATACAGCTTACTTTAATAGCAACCCAGTATCCAAACCAAAGTTTGCAATACGAATACCTAAATGAAAGTATCCCATCTTGTTTAAACCACATTAAGCTTTGCCCTAATATAGAGTACCTAAAATCAATTATATCTCCTGTCCATCCTTGCCATGGGTCCTCCCCTGGTCCTACTCTCCATTTTAATCCACAAACCATTGCCCATCTTCCACCATCGGAAACGGCTTTACCGTCTAGTACCATATTATCAATTACATACTCTCTATCTACCATCCCAGATCCATCTCCTATCTGCTTTTCTCCCATCCAAACTCTTAAGTTCCAAATTGTATTTCTAAATCCGTGCCATAAGTAGCGAGTTCTAAACGTTTCGCTTTCAGATCCAGTCTTACGTATGAGGAAGATTCTGTAGTCTTCCTGGAGGGTGCCATTAGGAGATATACGATTAGAATCATCGTAAATCCACAGCCACTTCCATTTTGTAAAATCATATATCGGATACATGATCGGTGCTGTAATCATTCCAAACAGTCCTAACGGGACAGTGAGTATGAACCATTTTAATACTACTAGTAGTTTTTTCATTAGTTCAACAACTTTACTGCTAATAGTAGTAATGTAGGTAAAAAAGTAAAAGCTACGTCTACTATGTTTGGTGTACTAAATCTCATCTTTGCATCTATAATTTCCTTTCCTATTGATACAAATACCATAAAGCCTATAGCTTCCATTGTTGTTCCCCATATTACTAATGGAGTTGCTATTATACTTCCGTAAAAGAAGTGTAGTAGTTTGTCTTTAGGTACTGAAGCCATAGTGCTCAGTATGTTCTTAATTGTTGCTTTCATCTTGTTTTAGTTATATTTCACTTATTTAGTCGCTTGCCTAGGGCCATCAACATCTTTCTTCGTAACTTTATTAAATATTTTACCTACTTCAGCAATCCCAAATGAACCTAAAGTAACTACTACAAATGAATTATAAATCATTTCATTAAGTACTAAGTCTTTACCGAAATACCCGGTAACTAAGTCTACGAGAGCGAAGATGGTCATTACAACGAAAGAGGCAAAGCCTACAACTGATTTTTCGTTGATGTCGTTTTCGTCTTTAAATATGTCTCTAAAAGCCATCCATTTCTTTTTTATAAAATTATACATAGTGTAACTTTTTTAGTAAAACTTATTATTCTTTTGTTTTTAAATGTAACTTACTGTATATATAAATAGCTTGAAAGCGACTAATCTAGTATATAAGAAAAGAGGTCCTACTACTAAGACCTCTCTACCTATAGGCAGAAGATATACAACATTAAACACCTCACTACTACTAGGGTGTGCCTATATTCTTAAATATGTTACAGCTCTCCTAACTCCTTAGGTAGGAATTCTGCGTTTACATGTCCGCACTCTGTACAAGCGAATACTGGAATAGGTATGTAAGTTGGTTTACCAGTTCCGGTTAGGAATCCTGATGCTTTCCGTATATGGAGTACTTGTTCAAAATATGTATGATTACATTTCTCACAGACTACTCCTTGTGTTTGTTTTATATCTATATTCGGGGTTTGTTCTAACATTATTTTTTTATTACTTATTTCTTAATTTAAACCAATTTTTGATAGACAGTACTGTTACTGTCAATCCTATAATTCCGGTAACATATACAACACCTATCCAATCTTTTAGTATTACTTGACTATCAAAAACTATTCCTGTGTATGCACCTATGCCAATGAACCATAACATAGCCCAGATACCTGGGGGTATCTTATCTACGATAGGTTTAACTTTTTTAACTCTATCGTCATGTACTACTCTACTTAATGCATGTTGGAGGTCTTTTCCATAAGCCGGAATCTTCTCAACCTCTCCTTTTTCATTTTGAATAGTCACTTCGTATGTTAACCATTCTGCAGATGCTTTAGAAAGTTCTGCATGTATTACTCTTTTTTTCATACTACTTTTTATATTTCTCTACTATGTAATAGTAGAATTCAATTAACGTATCATTATAGTCTGTTAATTCCTCCCAGACTTTATCTTCTGCTATGTGTATTATATCCCTGAAGCTTTTTACTAGTTCCTCTAATTTTCTAGTTTCGTCTTTGTAAAAATCCTCTAACAATCTTTTCCGCCTAGCTCTATCTAAAGAACTTTCCTCTACATACCTCCCTTGATCGTTATATAATTCGACATACTTATCATTTATAGTATGCTCTACTAGTTCAGCTTCGAATCCGTAAGACCCTATATCAAAATCACCATTCAATATTCTATCTGCTAAAGGTACTCTAGTAGATAGCGGTTTTGTTTTTGATGTATACTTCCTCCACCACTTAAACCTGTCGTAAGGCTTCTTATAATAATTCTTAGCGAAAAAGTTTTCAAGCCATTCTACTGAATGTATCGGAGTGTATGGTGTGGTTATTATCATACCTAAATATACGAAAAATAACCTTAGTCACAAACTTCTCTTACAGCTAATTCATCCTTTGCCAAAGCATACAATATCTCAGCCGGCATATCATCTCTAGCATGTCGCGCAATGTTTGCGACAGTCTCTACAAGTTCTAATTCAGTATACCCCTTCTTTATCCTGTTTGGGGTAAGTTTACCTTCTTCCACAAGTTCGTTATATTTTTTTATAGAATCACTCATTATAGCCCTTTGGGTTTAATTTGTCCATTCTCGTCAAAATACTTATCATGTGTTTTACTACCCTGTGCTTCTATTTTTAGTTTTACTGTAGTTAACTCTTCTGTTACTTCTGTATATCCGTGGTCTTGCAATTCTTTAATTATAGAGTCAAAACGTATTTGAGTAGATTGTAGTTCCTCTTGTACTGCTGTTTTAAGCACTATTGTAGCTCCTGCTAGAGCTATTCGTGGGGAAATTTTTCCTCCTATTCCTGCATCTATAGGTAGTTCAAGTTTTGGATCATTATTTATTGGTAAAGATGACATTTCTGCTGCATCTATTAGCGCTGTTGCTTGTGCTAAATTTAATGTAATTCTCATTGTATTTGTTTTTTATAAAACCCCTCCGGTACCGAAAGGGTCTTGGTAAATAACCTACCCTGGTACGCTCGACTAGGTAACGCCTGATCTGTTATAGCGTGGTAGGTACTTTTAAATATTCGCGCGTGGCAAAGCCAAGAGAGAGGAACGCCCCCTCCCTTTGCTCGCTTACTTGCTCTCTGCTACCGATTCTTTTCGGTAATCCGTAACTAACTTCTTTAGTTCCCCTATTGCTTTTCTAGCGTTAGCTTGAGATTTCTTAGTAGTTCCGTTGTGCTGTTCTTGAAAGTCTGTAAATAATCCTTCAATCTGTTCGAATAACTCTTGTTTTTTACTCATTGGTTTTGTTTTTTTATTAATTTTAGTTTTCGGGTATGACATTTCTGTTTTAATTAACCTACTACCCCTATAGGTCCATGTATTGTAAAGACCGTATTGGTTCTTATATTTTCTAATTACTAGTTCTTCCATTATCCTGGGCCGAACATGCTAGGGTCTATCTCT